CACTGTACTACACACTTGCTTCATCAAACTTGGACCAGATGTAGCTGCTTTATTTTCTATTTCGTATCTAAGAGGTAACGATGCTGTGGTGATATAAGTTGAATCTATTAGATTTGCATGGTTAAAATAATGACAAGGTACAAATTGACCATTGATAACAAATCCTGTTCTTACCGTACCTAAACCTAACCACTCAATATCCATAAACATAATTTGAGATTTAGTAATATCTAATACTAATCCAGATGGACCAGTGCCATCAAGTTTATCTACATTCCATTGAGATTTATTAATACGATTTGATGTAACTGTACCGGTTACTAAAGAACGTTCTACCATATACAGATTACTATCATCCAGTTCAAGGTATATACCGTTATCTGTGCCAAAATAACCAGCACGCTGTCTAAGATTGGTTGTTGAAGGGCTAAACGTAAAGGTATTCATTACCTGCAATGACTTTCCAGGTTGGTATGAAAATACCTTTGTTGTTTCTCTATAAACCTTAGAACCACTAAGTGAATTAACTCTCATTTCTATGAGACCTTGATTTTGATTAAAAACAGCAGAAGCAGAACCAAACGTTGTACCACCAGTCAAAGTAGACCAAAGACTATTATCTGAATATCTATGTGAAGAATCAAAAAGTGTGAGAGGGCTAGATACACGTGTACGACCAAACGCATCACTACCTAAATTGAAATTACCAGTGTAATTCGTAGATGTATCATCTACATTTTTAACTAATATGGCATATTTCGAATATACTTCTGTGGATGTAAGAGGAGGTGTAGACCCACCAGAATATCTAACAACAGATATGGGAGGAAATTGAGTGTTATTTACAATTTCAACAAATTTACCATATTCTAAGGTTTGATAATTGTTTGTTATATTAGAATTAAATGACATACTAAATATATTTAATAAATAAAGATATGATTACCTTTGCTGAATATTTTAATATCACTGAAAAGAAAAATATTCACGACCCTGTAAGACCGGGTATACTAAAGAGACAGGTCAAAGGTAAGATGACTTGTTCGAAAGCGAGAGCGTTAAAGTCTAAACAAAAGAACAAAGGTAATAGTACAGCTCGCGCAAGTCAGAGATTTATAAATTATCATTGCTAACTTATTGCAATTTAATAAGTAGTTCACCTAGAACTTCGATAATACCAACCTTTTTTTGGAATTCAATTTGTTCTAATTTTACTTTACCATCTACAGCATCATTTAAATGCTTAGTAAGTTGTTTGAGTTCTTTTTTAGCATCATCAACATCAAACTTACCTTGAGCTGCTTTTTTATAATATGGCAATTTAACATTGAAGTGGTGGTATGTTAGCATTGCTGGACCACCTTTTTCTTTTGCATTCTTTGCAATCTTTGCAGCACCATCATGACGGGTTTGTGCAAATTCTTCAAACTTAGCATCATCAGCGTGAATGCTTTCCCATAATAAAGATAAATTGATGCTGTCGTTATTATTCATAATCTACTTCGATATGTTTTGCAAACATGTTTCTACCGTCAACGTCAATAAGTGCATCTAGGTCATTTCTAATAAAGTCTTTACCGATTAACACCCCATATTCGTTGTTAGATCTGTTACCAATGGAAAATTTGACATTATCAAAGTTTTGCTCACCTATTTTAATATCAAATAATACAACTGGTCTATCTTCAAAATTACCTGCACCTACATTGATTGTAACGTGTTCAGCTATAGGCTTTTCAATCTTTTTATTATTAATGGTTGTAAATGAAACCATTTCACCATTAGTCTCAATATTAATACCGTGTAGTACATTGTATGCACCATTACCAGAATCGATTTTAGCTTCAACTTCACCAATACCGTTTATAAAGATGGTCTCGATGAGACCAACGACGGTTTTTTCATAAAAGTATTGTTTAAATTTAATCATATATTATTCACAACCACAAGATTTATCTTGGTGTTCGTATTCCAACCAATGATATACTGATGAAATGTAGTCAGATGCTTTGGTGATTTTAGATGCCACCCAACCTTCCAATCCAGGTACGCTATCAACCATATCATATAATTTGTGAGAATATTCTGCAAGCTTTTTAAGTTCAGCTTTTGCCATATGAATTTCACTTGGGTCTTTTTCTTCTACGTTGTGACCTTCTGCATCACTAGCCATACCTGGTTGGTGAGTCTCTGGTGATAAATCAACAGCTCTCGCTACAAAAATAGCGTTTTCATAAAGAGATTGAAGTTTTAGCGAGTCTTTGTGTTTCATTATTATATTATTTAATGCGTTCTCTAATATGATTGAAAGTTTGTTTAACTAATATTTCTGGTACTGTTTGAGACATACCTTGTTTAAACAAACTATAATCACCTTCTAGTGCAGCTTTTCTTAATTTAGAAGCACTCATACCCTCAACTCCTTCTGAATCTGGATCTCTTTCACCAGCCGATTCAAACTTATAACTATTGAATTGGAATGGTATATTACCTTTAGAATCAGGTTTACCATTATATCTAGCAACCAGCCCTTCAAATTCAGGTATTCTATCACTACCTGCTATATGGATAATATTATTGTATCCTTTAGATTGTAAATCTTGTAAAAGGGTTATAAGATTGGTACCAGAATCTAAAATTTGAATACCTGCAGGTGTAATATATTTTAGAATTTGTTTTTTTTCTTCAAATGATAGTGGGTCTTTTTTATTATTTTGAGTGTGTGATGGTACTAAAAATCCATCACCATTTGAATTTTTTGCAACTTCTGTAAGCTTTCTAATTAGCTTTTCATGACCAACTGTAGGTGGGTTATATCTACCAAAAGCTATAACAGCTGTTTTGTTAGATTGTTCTGTAAAAAATTGTTTAAATGTTATCATGCTGTTGGTTGACCCCCTGGTTTACCTGTTTGAAAGTTTGCTGCAGAAAACTCTTGTCTATTTACAAACTTAGTAATATCTGGACCACCTGTTGTTTTTGAAACTGCAAACCCTTCTGGTGATGTTGTTTTCCAATTACCATTACCTTTGTCCATATATGTTCCAAGATATGAATTTTTGGTCATTTCATTAAAAATCTTAACAAGGTTATTTTTTAATGTAGCAATAATTTTTGTAATATCAAAAACCGACTTGATTGACTTTTTGATTTTTTTGAGCTCGGTAATTGTTGCTTGTAATTGAGCTTGTTTGCGTAATTTACCCGCTTCACTTTTTAATGCATTAAGTTCTTTTTGAAACCTACCAGCCATATACTGTAAGAATTGCTGAGTTGAAATAGATGTATTATCTAAAAATTTACCAGATCTAATTTCAGAATTAATATATGTTTTAATTTCAATCGCATACTTTTGAATAGTTGCAAAATCAATACCCTTTAATAGACCTTTAATTTGAGCTTTCTTCTTATCAACATCTTTTAAAAGCATATTCAAAATACGATGATTTGGATTTGCTTGTTTATCGATAAGAACGTTGAATACAAAAACGTCTTTAGAACGTGAAAATTCAGATGATGAAGTTGTATATTTTTTAACTCTCAAAATACCATTTACAACTTCGTATTGAATATGAATTGCTACACCAATTTTTGAATTTTGAATTTCATTGCCATATGGGCTATCTGGCGATACCGCATATTTGATTGTATTTGGCTGAAAAGAAATAAATGAATTGTTATTTTGAATACCATCAATAGTAGCTGGTTTTTCAATCTGTTTGATTTGATCATCAAACATATAATCCATTTGATAAATGCCTTTTAAATTTAGCGACGGTAAGTATTGAAGAGCTAACTTTAATTTTTCAGCTAACCCAGGGCTGTTAGAATGATTACGATCTATGTCTTCAGCTGTGTAGTTGATTTTTGGGTTTTTAGCAAATGCTGATTTACTAGCCACAAAAAACTTACCACTAGGGTCTGTACCACCTACAATAGCTGGGCTACCATCAAACTTTGTTGAGATTTTGTAGTCTGTTTCACTTACGAAATACTCAATAGCCTTGTCAATATATTCAAGTGCTTCAACTACACCATCTGCACCTTTATTGATAATGTTTTCTTCAAGATGATCAATATGTTTTACAGCTCCTTCGATTTCTTCGAAGAATTCTAGAAATAGTTTATTATGTTGTTTGAATGTAATCATGCGCGTACTAAATTGATTTGTTTTGGTAAAAGATCACCACTTGCATTTCTAACATCAAATGCAAACCTACCTGTTGTTGTAGTTACAACGATTGAAATGTGTTTTCGGCGTGCAACTTCACCATTACAAGGGTATTTAATTGTAACATTTTGAATATCTCCGATGAAGTTAAAAACATCTTCAGGTGTTGCTAAATTTACAATTTCAAATCTATTATTACCTTTATTTTTTACATAAAGGTAACCATAATCTACAGCAGATGCTAAGTAGCCTTTTACAATATTTTTATCTGCTTCAGACATATAAGATGTAACATCTACAGGTGTTTGTTGACCACCTTCAATATTATCTTTATAAGCATTTAATCCTTCAGCAGCTAAAGGTAAATCTAATTTCACAGCTGCAAATAGTTTTTCAACTACTTGATGGAAACCTGGTACAATTTTGTCGCCTTGTTGCTTAAAAATACCAACAATACCATTATTGCTAATTGTCTTGCCATTTTTATCTTTTAAAGATATAAAATAGTCCACTCCATTTTTACCAACTAAAACGATATCAGCAATTTCATCACCCACGTTTTCAGGTTGATCTGATAATTTTCTTTTTACTAATTTATTGAAACCTGTTTTTACATTTATAAACTTAGTACCTGTTAATTGTTCTAATTCTGATAGAAGTGGGTGTGGTGTAGCTGTATTAATTGCGTTTTTAATTTCATCTACTAGTTGTCGTTCGTATGACATCCCTTTATTACCGAACGAACCACCACCCATAACTGTAAAAAAAGTTATACCATCTTTATCTTTTAACTTATAAGTTAAAAATTTTCCAGATGCGGAGTTATTTTGACCTGGGGGTATAACATCTTCTATTGTAACGTCAATTTTTTCTAGCGCATTTTTGAAATCTTCTACAGAAAAATTTTTATCTGTAGGTTGTAATCTCATAGCACCTCTTTTATCAACCCCAGGTTTAATTCTAGGATCAACAGCTGTGATGTCCCTTTTAAATTCAGCTTTTGACCGCTCAACTACTAGTTTATAGGTATCGGTAATAGTAGTTTTAGATTCATTTCCACCCTTATAAACTTTTTCGTAAAGTTTTGTTAAATTATAATCCATACTGGTTGTCTACTTGAGATGTCTCAAAATCACTTTTGTTTGTAATAAGCATATTTTCAAATTTTGCAAGCATATCGCGTGCGTTTTGAGGTGTTATACTATCAACATTAAAGTTGGAAATTTCTGTACGTGTACTGTCATCTGGGGTCGTAGCAACAACAGACTTAATTAAAGTTACTAATTTTTTGATAAGAGAAACCTCACCCTCCGATGTTAATGGTTCCACTTCAGGCTGACCTTCAGCTGGAGGAGCTTCTGCTGGCATAGTTGGGTCAGGTTGAGAAGCTGCAGCATCAGCTGGAGGAGCATCTTGTTCAAGCAATTTATAGGTTTGTTCGATTATTTGTAAAGTCTTTTTCATACTGTTGTGGAAGGTTTATTCATGTTAATTAACGCAGCTTTAATCTGTTTGGTAATATCTTGATATGCTTTTACCATTTGCGGTGCTAGATTAGCTCTATCTTTTACTGCTGTCTTTGCTTGGCCAGCTGTGGTGCCAAATAGACGAGACGCAACATTAGCTTTGCTAGCTAATCCTTCAACATTACTATCAATAGCAGTTGTTGAAGTATATTTAGATATATCTTGGTTTTCTTCTTCTGCAGGTATTTTTATTAAAAGCCCATCACTAGTTTGCTCACAATTAACCTGCAATGTATCACATAGTTTAGTGAACAACCCCATCAAATTACCTGTTAGCTCTGTAGGTGTTACTGATACTGAACGTGAAAACTCATTCACTAAATCTAAGAATTTCGACATAAAATTATTTATTATTTAAGCCAGAATTTTACATTGACATCTCGCTTATATGTTTTTGACAGCTGTTTTAACCCGCATTTTTCGAGAAACTTGTATATTTTTTCAGCTGATAACTCTTTCACTATAAGAGCTTTATGAAAACTTTCATTAACATTAACGTCTGTATCTAAAAGGCTAACATATTTTTTGAGTGAATGGTTTTCGCAAATAACAATTAAATTTAACTTTGTCTTTATAGTTTTGATAAATTTTACAAAAAACTGCAAGAATATAATCAAATCATTGTCACCAACAAGGCAGCATTTTTGTAATTTGGTCTTATTCACATAAAATATCTTTTTATCATGAGTTTTTAAAGAGGTAAAATATGAGATAATGCATTGCAATATTGTATGATAAAAGATAGCTGTAACATCTTTGTTAGTTATATCATTTGGTAGATTATATGTTTGCAAAGTTTGAATATAAGTTTTGCAGCAATTATCTTGCACAAATTGTAAAAAGTCAACAAACAAAACACCTTTATGTGCTATTTTACACGTCATTCTTGTATTATATGACTTTTTGGCGCTTTTCCAATACGACAATTAATAATACCATTATAAAAGTTTTCAGATACTAATACATCTAATTCAAATTGAATTTTTGATTCATAGTAAGCAAGTTCCCACTTACTATTGCAAAACATGAGAATTTCAAATTTGAAATTCTCTTTACCGTATTTTTCAATATCAGCATTTAAGTCATTTGATGAACCTGAATATGTACGCCAATCAGTTTCAACCTCTTTATGTCTTTTATTCTTACGACCTTTAAGAGGTGGCATTTTTTTAACTGATACCATCTGTTTTTTACCGATATAACATTTATTTAAAACAAGATTAGTTATCTTGTAAATAAATCCGTATGGGGCTTCGGGTGTTTCTGTTACGTTTGACCAATGTCCAAAATCTGTCATAATTTATTACGACGGCGTTTTTTAAATTTGCGTCGCTTTTTACTTATACCAGATCTGCGTTGTACTCCACCCAAAGCTTTGGGTAATCTTGCGTCACCAGGAGCATATATAGAATCATTTGAGGTAAATCTACCAGCATTTGGATCATATATACCACCATCTGCAGCCACACCTGCTCCAAATACAGATGCTGCTCCACCTGCTACATTTTCTTCATCAAGTAGTTGTAAAAAGCGGTCTTTAAAAGTTGATTTCACGTTATTAGTATTTATCATTTACTATGAGTCTACTTAGTAAATATATAAAAGATGTCGAACAAGACCTCGTATTGAATGACTTTAATATCAAAGAAACACAGCTAAAACTACCAGCAAAAAAACATTTCTGGGTTGCTAGGTTAATTGAAGCAAAACGTGAACTACAAGAGTTATCTGATAAAGAAAAAAAGATAATTAAGATTTTAGCTACAAAAATTAAAGAACAGTCACCTGTTACTTTGTCAGATAAAACCGTTTTAAACCTCATCGAAGAACAAGAAGAGTTTGCTGCAATCAAAGAAAAGAAAAGAGATTTAACCAACGTGGTCGAATATTTGGAAAAGGTTGAAAAGATATTTGGTAGCATGCACTGGGAGGTCCGCAACGTTATAGAACTTCAGAAGTTAGAGACGTTATGATTTTTGATTTAAAAAATAACAAACTAATATTTCAATGCGAACCTGAATTATTTAAACAGGTAAGGGAACACTTTAGTTATCCATACGAAGGTCATTCTTTTATGAAGCGAAGGAATAAATTTATTCCTAGCAGAAAATATGTCATAACACCTACAGGTCAGTGTGAAGTAGGTATGTTTTGGGAAATTAACAAATATCTTCATGAGTGTAATATTGTTGTTCCTTCAACTTCTGTTACACCCATACTTTCAAATTACCTAACAAAACAGTATGACTTTACATACTATAACAATCTTAAAGCTGATGGTAACACGCTAAGAGAATATCAAGAAGATGTTGTAAAGTTAGCTCTTAAAACTGGACGGGGTATATGTTTAATGGGTACAGGAGCGGGTAAAACTATTACAACCGCAACCTTAATAGAAAATTACTACTTAAATTCTATCAAAAAACCTACATTTAAATGTTTGGTTGTTGTACCAGACTTAGGGCTTGTTACTCAAACATACAATGATTTCCTTTCATATGGTGTAACATTCAAACCAACAAAATGGACAGGAAAACATGAACCAGATTTAACATCTAATGTGTTTGTGGTTAATATTGGTATACTACAACGAAAATTTGAGGAAAATGAGTGGTTAAAACATATTGATTTACTTGTTGTAGATGAATGCCATAAAATGAAGGCGGATGTATCAGGAAAACTTATTTCCAAAATACTCACTCCCCACAAATATGGTTTCACAGGAACACTCCCCGATAAAAATGGAGACCGTTGGGCTGTTTTAGGAAAACTTGGACCAGTTATATATGAGAAGAGTTCTTACGAATTACGACAGGAAAACTACCTTACAAACGTAGAAGTTAAGTGTATTAATATCAATTACAAGCCTGTTCCTAAAATGAACTACCGCGATGAACTTGATTTCCTCTACGAATCAAATTTTAGGAACAATGCAATTAAGGAAATATCTCAAAAATTTCCCAACAATATCCTCATTTTGATCAACCATATACGACATGGGGAAATTTTAATGGAACATCTCAAAGGTATTTCCAAAAAGGTTTTCTTTATTCAAGGAAAAGTTGAGGTGGAGGAACGGGAAAAGATCAAGGAAATCATAGAAAAAAACAACAATGTCGTGTGTGTCGCGTTAAGTTCTATATTTTCAACAGGTGTAAATATCAAGAATTTACACCTAATCATGTTTGCAGCTGGTGGTAAAGCCTTTATTCGCACTGTACAATCTATTGGACGTGGGCTGAGATTACACCCTTCCAAATCAAAACTGTATATTTTCGACCTGGTTGATAATTTACGATACGGGAACGAACATGGTGAAGCTAGAAAAAACATTTACCAACGCGAAAAAATACAATTTTCTGAAAAAAATATAAGAGAATGTTGATTAATTTAATTATTATAATATAGTTCATTATGGCGAAGCAAGAAAACAAAGCTCAATATTATGTCAACCCTGAAGAGTTTAAGGTAGCTCTCAAAAAATACTACGATTCTGATGTCATGACAGAAGATCTCGGCGTGTATATTAAGAAAATTGCAACAGGGTTAAGTTTTTTACCATCATTTATCAATTATACCTATAAAGAAGATATGATTGGAGATGCATTAGTAAAGATGTATAATGCAGTTCAGAATAAAAAGTATGATTTTAGTACAGGATCCAATCCTTTCTCATACTTTACCACGATTGCATTTCATGCTTTCATTAATCGCATTAAAAAAGAAAAGAAACATCATGATACAATACATGAATATAAGTCTCAAATGTATCAATCTATGATGACTGACCCAGAAATGAGCTCGTATATCTATGTAAAACCTGATGACGAGGATGGGGACGATAGTTATAACCAGAACTATGATTAATAATCCAAAGGTTGCAATATTTTCTGATTTACATCTAGGTGTTCATAATGATTCAGGTCAGTGGCATACTATTGCATTAGACTGGTGTCGTTGGTTTGTTAAAGAGATTAAACAACACAATATCAAAGATGTAATTTTTTGTGGTGATTGGTATCATAACCGTAGTGAAATTTCTGTAGATACGTTGACTGTGTCAGCAGAAATATTCGACCTGTTAAGTGAATTCAACTTAACAATCATTACAGGTAACCATGATCAATATTTTAAACATCGCACAGACGTTCACTCTTTGAATATTATAAAGGGTAAACAAAACGTGAATGTAATTGATAAGCCATTTACGCTTGATCGGTTTAATAAAACTCTATCATTCTTACCTTGGGGTTTTTCGCAAGCAGAATTACCTGATAGTGACATTTGTTTTGGTCATCTTGAAATTGAATCATTTAAAATGAATTCGATGAAAATGTGTGAAGATGGAATGAAAGCAAGTGATCTTTTGAAGAAGTTTAATCTTGTTATATCTGGTCATTTTCATACTAGACATGAACGTCAATTTGGTGCTGGTACAATATTATATGTAGGTAATCCTTTTGAAATGGACTTTGGTGATTGTGATAACGATAAAGGTTATTACATTCTTGATATAAATGATTCAACATACACGTTCTATCAAAACAATTTATCACCTCGTTATAAAAAAATTACTCTTAGTGATCTTGTACAAGCTGGAACCATTTCAGATTATTTTAAAACGTGTATTACTAATAACTTTGTCAAACTAAAAATCGATAAAAATATTAGTCAAGATGATATTACTGTTTTACAGACAGTTTTGAATCAACTCAAACCTAATACTTTGATTGTTGATTATGATATTAACTGCAATAAAATTATTACAGATACCACATCATACGATTTTTCCGGTATTGATATTACGCAAGCTATTGAAGAGTTTGTAAATTTACTTGATATAGATGATAAAAAATCTATATTAGAACATACACTTAACCTTTACAGTAAGTGTGCACTTGTATGAAGTCTGTTAAATTTAAAAGTCTAAAGATTCAAAACTTTTTATCTATTGGTAACGACCCTGTATGCATACACTTCAAAGAAGGTATTAATTTAATTACAGGTCAAAACAAAGATAAGCCGGATAGACGCAATGCAATTGGTAAATCTACCATTGCTGATGGATTATATTTCGCAATATTTGGTGAACCATTGCGTGAAATTAAGAAAGACCTTATTGTTAATAATATTACAGGAGGTACAACTGTAATTGAATTGCAATTTGATGTAAAAACACCTACAAGTGAACACACATATACAATTTGTAGAAAAAATAACCCATCAAAGGTTACAATTTCAAAAGATAATGTTGATGTAACTCGAGATACTATTGCTAATACAAACAAATATATTTGCGATATATTAAGTGCAACACCTGCAGTTTTTCAAAACTGTGTTATTATGACTGTTAATGGGGCAATTCCATTCATGGCAAAAAATAAAGTTGAAAAACGAAAGTTTATCGAAGATATTTTTGGTTTGGAAGTTTTTAGTAAAATGATTTCTGAACTTAGAAATGAAATCAATCAAGTAACAAAAGAAAACGAAATTGAACAAACTAAATTCGATGAAGTAGCTAGATCTATATCTAACTACCAAAAGCAAAAAGAGAAGACATTAGAGCATCGTAAAAACAAACATGCCACCTATGTGCAACGTCAAGAAGAAAATGAAAGCAATATTGCAAAGCTGGAACAAAAGCGTGATACAATGGTGTTCTGGGATGAGCAGGTTGTAAAAGAAACTATTGATAAAATTGATACAGGTATTAAAAAATGCGATACCAATATTAATGACCTGACTTTAAAATCGGGTGAATTAGTATCAAAAATCAAAACATGCAACAATACATTTTCTAAAATTGGTACAAATGAAGACAAGTGCCCGGTTTGTTTGCGTTCTATTGAAGAACATGATAGTGCGTATATTGAGACAGAAAAAAATAGAATCAAAGACGAAATTAGCAACCTTACTTTGCAGCAAAGTGAATTACAATCTAATTTGATTGAATATCAACGTAAGAGGAATTTATTAGCCACAAAATTAAAAGAGGAAGAAGATAAATTATCAAAAAATAAACTACTTGTTCAAGAAGAACGTAATATTCAAGATAAAATTGAGCAGTTAACGAAGTGGCAAACTTCATTAATTGAAGATATAAAGCAAGTTGAAACAACTACAACTGAATTTGATGAATTAATTGCTAAAACTGAATTACGTCGTGATGAATTAGATAAAATTATTACAAGTAAAAGACAGCAATTACAAAAACTTGAAGTTGTAAAATATATTATTAGCGAAGAGGGTGTAAAATCTTATATTGTCAATAAGTTACTTGAATTGCTAAATGGTAAATTGATGTTCTATCTCAAAAAGTTAGACAGCAATGCAGTTTGTTATTTCAATGAATTCTTTGAAGAAGAAATTGTAAATGAAAAGAATAAGATCTGTTCTTATTTTAACTTTTCTGGTGCTGAACGTAAGAGTGTGGACTTAGCTTGTTTGTTTACGTTTTCGGATTTGAGACGTATGCAAGGCGGTGTGCAATATAATATTGCATTTTACGATGAACTGTTTGATTCGTCTTTTGATGATAAAGGTATTGAACTCATTGTAGACTTACTTAAAGAACGTTCTGAACAATTTAAAGAATGTATCTATGTTATCTCACATAGACCAGAATCGCTAAAAGCTGTTACTGGTGAAGTTATATATCTTGAAAAGCAATCAGGTATTACGAAGCGTGTTGATTTTGCAAACGAATAACAATACCCGCGTCCATAAATATATTTATGGACGCACAAATTAAATTAAATTGGACTAGTAAACATAAAAATCTTATGGGGCATGAAATAGACATTTTAGCTGATTATTTGAATGAACAATCAGTTACTGAATTAGCTAAAATTTATAATGTTAACGCTCATGCAATAAAAAGTATTATTGTTAATAATGGGTATAAATTACGCTCACCAAAAGAATCTCGTAATCTTCAACGATATAACCGAAAACGAAACCAGACGGTTGAATATAAATTCACAGATCAACAGATCAAAGAAATGATAGATTTATATCAATACGGCTACGGATTGAATTTTATTGCAAAAAAATATAATGTTGATTGTGGTGTAATTGTTAGGGTGTTAACAAATCAAGATATTCATATAAGAGACCGGAACGAACAGCAACAGTTTAAGCATGTTACCGCAGAACTGACCAAACAAACAATTATTGGTAAATATAACGGTTGGTCACATTTACATAATCTACATAAAGAGAGCTTGCGTAAAAAATACGGCGTAGACAATGTAATGCAAATACCTGAAGTTTTTTATAAACAACAACTTTCTGGCAAAAAAATTAAAGAAACTATAATTGATGGTGTTGGTATTCAATACCAAGGTTATGAAGATAAAGGGATTCGTTTTTTATTAGATTTAGGATATCATATTAATGATATTAAAATCGGAAAAGGTAAAGTACCGGTTATACCATATACGTTTAAAGGTAAATCAAAAATATATTACCCTGATATATACATCCCGAAAGACAATTTAATTGTTGAAATTAAAAGCGATTATACAATGCAAAAAGAATTTGAGCTTAATATTGCTAAAAAAGAAGCAACTATACAGCAAGGATATCAGTTTGATTTTTTAATTTTTTAGTTTATATAATATATCATGATAGTAACACCAAACCTATATGGAAGCCCATTTGTAAACACACCATTTGTAAATACACATGGCGCTTTTCAACAAATACAACAATCAACACCAAAGGAGCAACCCCGTGAATTAAGTTTACCACGAGTTATAAATTATTTGGCTAAATAATTGGTCCTTTATTCAGTAATGAATATCGATAATCCCTTTAATTGCTGGAAGCCTGAAATGGTAATCAGCAGCGAAGCTCTGAAAGGAGAACGTTCAACGACTAGATCGAAAGATCGTAGAGCTAAGTAGCTCGAAATGGGGGACAACCTAATTAGGTTGATGATATAGTCTCATCTATACAAAATAAAAATGTATAGCTCAATGCAGGTAGATTAACGACCTATTTGAAAGATTTTGGATTATTCAGGGTGTGGTCATTGGCGTATTATTTGGCCTGAACAGATTTTAAATGCAAACCAGCAAATGGTATCACAGTCAAATACATGCATGGTGTTTGATCCAAGATGGTATGAAAATGTTAAGGCAGTTAAAATTCAACGACAAGCTACATCTGAACAAAAACGGTTTATTGAATATTTAAAATCAATTCAAAAGCAGCATAACTTTAAACTTATTTACGAAGTTGATGATGTAGTTTTTAAAGAATGTATTCCTGATTATAATCGATTTAAATTTGCGTTTGATACTGACGAAGTAAGACAGAATTGTATTGATATTATCAACATGGTTGATGAAGTCACAGTTACATGTGATTATATGAGAGACCTGTATAGAGAAAAAACAGGTAAGCAAGAAATTACTGTTATTCCAAACTTCCCTCCATTTTTCTGGATGGGATATTTGTTTAATCATGCACGTATTTGTAATAACTTAGATAAGCATTATAAAAAGCCTCGTATTCTATACACCGGATCTGGTGCACACTATGATGTTGAAAATAAAACAGGCGGTAAAGATGATTTTGAACATGTTGTAAAAGCTATAATTGATACACGCCACAAATATCAGTGGGTATTTATGGGTGCATTCCCACCACCACTCTTACCATATGTTAAATCAGGTGAAATTGAATTTCATCCATGGCAACCTTTATATGCATATCCTAAAAAGATTTACGATTTGAATATTAATTTGATGATTGCTCCTTTACAGGATAATCCATTCAATAGAGCTAAATCTGACATCAAATATATTGAAGCATGTATTTTAGGCATACCTGTGATTTGTCAAGATATTTGCACTTATAAAGACGCAATGTTAAAATTTAATAGTGGTGAAGAATTATTAGAAAAAATTGCATCCACGCTTAAAAATAAACCAAAGTATCGGGTAATGTCTACTGAAATGAGAAAGATTGGAGAAACACGTTTCTTAGAAAGTGCTGAAAATGTTGGTTGTGTATATGAATCTTATATGACACCATATAATAGTTCTGAACGAAAATACTTGAAAAAATGGAATTAGTGTATATAATTCCATATTATGTCGTATCGTAATTGTTATTATAACAATATTAACAGGTGTGTAGAGCTCTTTACTTGGGATGAAGATGGTAAGCGTGTAAGTTATACT